TCTTCCTTCCTCTCTCCAATGCAGTCCAAAGTTCACCAAGACAGTCCGTTTACCGCCCGACCTAACCCAGATCAAACCGAGTAATGGCAGCTCGTAAACAAGCGCTACGAGGGGCAACTGAGCCAAGGCTTCACAGCCCTTATCTCAAGGGTAAATCTAAGGTCGATGATGTAATTGAGTTAGCCAACCTTATTGAGATGCCGCTTCTCCCATGGCAGGAATTTTGCTTACGCGACATGCTCAGAATCGACGCCAAGGGCAACTGGATACGCAAGACAAACCTGATCTTGGTAGCGCGTCAGAATGGCAAGACCCATTTAACGCGTATGCTTATTTTGGCTCACCTGATTAAGTGGGATAGCAAGAACATAATCATTGCCTCATCTAACCGCTCAATGGCTCTGGATACCTTTCGCCAAGTAGCACATGTCTTTGAAAACAACCTAGCCTTAATGGACTTGGTTAAGCAGATCAGATACGCCAATGGAACTGAGTCGATCGAGATGAAAGACGGTCGCAGACTTGATGTTGTAGCAGCGACTAGAGATGGCGCTCGCGGCAGATCGGCAGATGCTTTGTTCCTAGATGAAATCCGAGAATGGTCAGAGGATGGCTATCGAGCTGCAATGCCAGTTACTCGCGCTAGAGCTAATGCTCACACATTCCTAACTAGCAACGCTGGCGATGCGTTTAGCGTTGTCCTTAATCAACTTAGAGAACGTGCCTTAGATAATCCGCCCAAGTCTTTTGGTTATTACGAATACTCAGCTCCCCAATACTGCAAGATAGATGATCCTAAAGCATGGGCAATGAGCAATCCAGCCCTGTCTTACCTAGTCACTTTAGAGACGCTAGAGGAAGCTGTGGCAACTTCTCCTATAGAAAATACTCGCACAGAGTTGCTCTGCCAATGGATTGACTCCCTAAGTTCACCTTGGCCGCATGGCATTCTTGAGGAAACTAGCGATAGCGAACTACAAATCCCAGTAGGCGGCTACACAGTCTTTGGCTTTGACGTATCACCATCTAGACGCAATGCCTCACTAGTTGCAGGACAATTACTCCCCGATGGTCGGATTGGAGTGGGCATTTTGCAGACTTGGGAGAGCGCAGTCTCAGTCGATGACCTAAAGATTGCTGCCGATATTAAAGGCTGGGCTGACCAATATCGCCCTCGTCAAATCTGCTACGACAAATACGCAACCCAGACTATTGCCGATAAGTTATCTAACGCTGGCTGCATTACTCAAGATATATCTGGTCAGCAGTTCTATCAGGCTTGCGGTGATCTTCTCAACGGATTGATAACGCACAAAGTGGTTCACAACGGGCAAGCAAATCTAATTCAACAGATGAATAACTGCGCGGCTAAAGTAAACGATGCGGCATGGAGAATTGTAAAGCGTAAATCTAGTGGCGATATTTCTGCGCCTATTGCTTTGGCAATGGTTGTATCGATGTTAATGAAACCACAACAGGTAGCGGCTATCTACATCGAATGACCTACATGTAGTGTATAATTGCCCTCTATGGGTATCCTTTCGCGCCTTACAGGTGCAGCACCAAAAGCCAACGTTGAAGCACAGTACGCGCCGCAGGTTCTTGGTGAGTATTCACCTTACGCGATGCCTTTTCAATTCGCTTACGTTGGTCGCACAGAAGCGATGGGCGTACCAGCACTTGCTCGCTGCCGTAACCTTTTAGCTGGAACAATCGGCACAATTCCTCTTGAACTTTACAAGAAATCAACGGGCGAAGAATTAGGAAAGCCTCTTTGGCTTGAACAACCGTCTTATTCTCAGCCTCGATCAGTAACTATTGCTTACACAGTTGACTCGCTTCTATTTTACGGTCAAGCATTTTGGCAAGTTGTTGAGACCTATCAGGAAGATGGCAGACCATCTCGCTTTGAGTGGATCGCTAATAGCCGAGTAACTGCAACACTTGATCGCGATAATGTATTTGTAAAATCTTACGCAATCGATGGAACAACCGTACCCATGGATGGTTTGGGTTCGCTCATCACCTTCCAGTCGTTAAGCGATGGCATTCTAAATACAGGTACTTCAACTATTCGTGCTGCTTTAGATGCACAAAAATCTGCCAGCGTCGCTTTGCAGACATCCAGCCCGACTGGATATATTCGCAACTCAGGCGCAGACCTTCCGCCAAGTGAAGTGCAAGGATTATTGTCGGCTTGGAAAACAGCTCGCAACAATAGAGCAACAGCGTATTTAACTAGCACTTTGACTTACGAAACGGTTGGTTTTAGCCCTAAAGAAATGGGCATGAACGAAGCCATTCAGAATCTAGCAACAGAAATTGCTCGTCTATGCAACGTGCCACCATATTACGTTTCAGCAGATCAGAACACCACAATGACCTACGCCAACGTCCAAGATGAGCGTAAACAGTTCCTCACACTATCTTTGCAGCCTTTCGTATCGGCTATCGAAGATCGTCTATCTATGGATGACATTACAGCACGTGGCAACATTGTTAAGTTTGACATTGACAAGAATTACCTGCGTACTGATCCGCTTGTTGAATTACAAATCATTCGGGAATTGCTTGATCTCCAGTTGATCACTCAAGAACAAGCTATGGAAATGACTGACCTAACACCTAATGGAAGCGAAGGAATGCAATGAACGAGATTTTAACATTCTCGGCAGAACTTACAGCAGATAGCGCATCACGTACTATCTCTGGAAAGATTGTGCCTTTTAGTGGCGAGGTTGGAAATACTTCTGCTGGAGCAGTTGTCTTTGAGCGCGGCGCGATTAACATTGCTGACGCAAGCAAAGTAAAGCTCTTATTAGAGCATGACCCAAAGCAACCAATTGGTCGCGCTCAATTCTTTAACGAAACAGAAGAAGGAATCTTTGCATCATTTAAGATTTCTAAATCATCACGTGGCACAGATGCTCTTATCGAAGCTAGTGAAGAACTCCGTACTGGTCTTTCAGTCGGAGTTATGGTCAATGCAGCAAAGCCTAAAAATGGCGTGTTGTATGTATCGAGTGCTGACCTACTCGAAGTAAGTTTGGTACAAGCAGCGGCATTCAAGTCTGCGGCAGTAACCGATATAGCGGCATCATCAGATGAAGTCGCTGAACCTACCCAACCAACAGAAAGCGAGACAGCCACCGTGGAAGAAACCACTTCAGCAGTCGAAGCAACACCTACAGTTGAGGCTGCCGCAGTTGAAGCTGCTCGCCCTGCTGTAACAGCCATGGCTTATTCACAGCCACGCATTGAACTAACAACTGCAAAGTATGTAGAGAACACTATTCGCGCAGCAATGGGCGATGATGCAGCTCGTCAATACATCTTGGCAGCAGATAGCACAGTAAATAACCCAGGACTTGTTCCAACACGTCAACTATCTGAGATCATCAACCCACTCGGAACAACAATTCGTCCATCGATTGAAGCAATCTCTCGCGGAGTGCTTCCAGATGCAGGTATGACTTTCGAGATTCCAAAGATCACAGCAATGCCAACTGTTGCAGAAACAGCTCAAGGTAATGCGTTCAATGAAACAGATATGACATCAGATTTCTTGTCAGTAACTGTTAAGAAATACGCTGGACAACAGACATTTTCTGTTGAATTGCTAGATCGCACATCTCCAGCATTCTTTGACGAACTCGTTCGCAACATGGCTGCTGCTTACGCAAAGGCTACAGATGCAGCAGTAAACGCAGCATTGATCTCAGGCGCAACAGCAGATGCAACAACAACAGTTACCTATCCAACAGCAGCAGAACTCCTTGGAGTAGTTGCTCGCGGTGCAGCTTCTGTCTATGGCGCAACACTTGGCTTGCCAAATCCATTCGCTCGCAACATGATCGTAAACACATCACAATGGTCAAACATCATGACATTGAACGATGCAGGACGCCCAATCTACACAGCATCACAGCCACAAAACGCAGGTGGAGTGGCTTCACCTACAGCACTTCAAGGTAACGTTGCAGGTCTTAACCTCTACGTAACACCTAACACAGCATCAGGAACTGACACAGATGGTTCAATCATCATCGTTAACCCAGATGCATACACATGGTACGAGTCACCAACTTACCGCCTACGCGCAGAGTCAACAGCCGCAGGTCAGGTAACTATTGGTTACTACGGCTATGGCGCAATCGCGACTAAGGTCGGCGCTGGCGCATTTAAGAACAACAAGGCGTAAGCCCATTTAAGTCGCTGGCTGGGTAGTGCCCTTCTACCCAGCCAGTCTTTAGAAAGGATAAGAGCATGGCACTCACGACCGTCAGCGAATTAAGAGCCGCACTTGGTGTTGGCACTCTGTATTCTGACGCTGTGTTGCAGTCTGTCTGCGACGCCGCAGATAACGTACTCTTGCCTTTTCTATGGAAAAATCAACAATACATAATTGCTCATGGCAATACAGGCACAGTTGGAACTCTTTACTTTGATCAAGATATTCGCGATTATTTTTACGTAGGACAGTCAGTAGTGATCTCAGGCGCTGGCACAAAGTACAACGGAACAAAGACCGTTACGGGTGTTGACACTCGATCATTTAATGTCACTACAAATCATACTGTTGATAACCCACGCCACACAGTTGAGCCTTATGGCATTGCAGCAGGTGAGACTTATACAGATTACACAACAATCCCAGCAATCCAAGAAGCATCTCTGATGATCACGATTGCTATCTGGCAAGCACGTCAAGCGCCAAGCGGTCAAGGAATGACAGTTGACGGCTTTACTCCCAGCCCATTCACAATGTCTAACACTTTGCTTGCTCGCGTTCGCGGCTTGCTTGCACCTTACCTTGATCCGCGCTCGATGGTTGGCTAACCATGACAGCAGCAATCTCAACACTCCGCGCCACAGTTGCAGCTTCTTTAGTAGATAACTCACTTTGGTCGGTCTTTAGTTTTCCGCCAGCAACTCCAATTGCGAACAGCGTTGTGGTCAGTCCAGCCGATCCTTATGTAACCCCTAATAACAATAGTTACAACACGATCGCTCCGCTTGCTAACTTTTCTGTCAACATCTTTGTGCCGCTTCTGGACAACGAGGGTAATCTAAATGGAATTGAGGAGATGCTAGTTGCTGTGTTTAACAAGCTGGCAGCATCCTCTATCGTCTATAATGTAGGAGAAGTGAGCGCACCCAGCGTTCTCAATGCTGCAACAGGCGATCTCTTGACTTGCTCAATGCAGGTCTCAATCCTAACGAGTTGGAGTTAAACCATGAATGAATGGGAAAAAGAACAAGCAGAGTTCCTGATCAAGATTGGTCAGACTCCTGTAGCACCAGCACCAAAACCATCTACTAAGAAAGACGAGGAATAAACCAAATGGCAGTATTCTTAAACAATGGAGTGGTTATTACTGTTAATTCGGTTGACCTCTCAAACCACGTAACTTCTGTAACGCTTAATCGCACATTCGATGAACTCGAAGTTACAGCGATGGGCGATAGTGGTCACAAGTTCGTTAAGGGCTTGGAAGCATCATCTCTTACTATCGACTTCCTAAATGACACAGCTTCATCAAATGTCCTTGCGACACTTCAAGCTGCATGGGGAACTTCAGTTACAGTAACTCTAAAGCAGACTTCAGCCGCTACTTCAGCAACAAACCCACTTTACACAATGACTTGCCTAGTAAACAACACAACCGACATCAACGGCGCAGTTGGCGATCTTGGTATGCAATCAGTAACTTGGAACGTAAACGGCACAGTAGTAATCACAACATCGTAATAACTAACTAAGGGGCAAACAATGGCAAAACTAAAGGTAAAAAGGGCAGACGGAAGCGTAAACGAGTACGAGGTAACTCCTGTAATCGAGTGGGCTTTTGAGTCTTACGCCAAGATGGGTTTTCACAAAGCGATTGTAGAAAATCAGAAGCAATCTGATATTTACTGGCTTTGCTGGGAAGCGATCAGGCGTTCGGGCGAAACCGTTAAACCATTTGGCGAAGCGTTTATTGAAACGCTTGTTAGCGTGGATGTGGTTGACTCCGACCCTTTAGAATAGATCGGAACTCAGTCTGCTATCTCGCGGCTCGCTTGAGTCATGAGTATGGAGTTCCGTTCCAAAGCATCGTAGAACTTTCTCCGATGGCTTTTCAGGCGCACATCGAGGTACTAAAAGACATAGCAAAGGAGCGAGACAATGCCAGCAAGAGTAGTCGGCGGTCTCGCGCTTAGAAAGGCTTTGAAGAAGTTCGAGCCTGATCTTGCTAAGGAAACTAGTAAAGAGATTGCATCCTTTGTGAAGCCGCTAGCAAAAAGCGCTAGGGGTTTTCTTCCGTCAAACGAGGAAGCCCCTAGCGGCTGGCTAAAGCGTGATAACGCTAAAGGCAGATGGGCAACGCGATACTACGACAAAGCAGAAGCAAGTAAAGGTATTGGTTTCAAAACCTCACCAAGTAAGCCTAACAATCGCGGCTTTAGAGCGCTTGCATCTATTCACAACAAAAGCATTGGCGGCATAATTTATGAGTGGGCTGGTCGCAGCGCAGGAGTTACTGGCAACTTTACTCCTAGACTTGGTGGTCAACTTAAAGGTCGCAACAAAGCAGTTACAGGTCGCGCTATCTTTAGAGCCTTTGCTCAAGATCAAGGCAAAGCAACTGCTGGAGTTCTTAAAGCGATTGAAAAATCAGCCGCTAAGTTTAATGCACGAAAGGCTAATCTTTAATGTCTAGTCTAAGAATAGATATCGCTTCCGAGTTCACGGGCGCAAAAGCATTTAACAAGGCTGGCAAAGCCAGTTCTGGTCTTGAAAAGGGCGTTAAGAAACTTGGCGTTGCGATGGTCGCTGCCTTTTCTGTCCAAGCGATTGCCTCATTTGGCAAAGCCGCAGTCAAGGCTTTTATGGATGATCAGAAGGCAGCAGCAGCTTTAGCCAATACTCTTAAGAACTTAGGCTTGGACTTTGCTGTTGCAGCCAATGAGGAGTTTGTAAGCAGCCTTGAGAAATCAGCAAATGTCTCAGACGATAAACTTCGCCCAGCTTTAAGTAAGTTAATTACCCAAACTGGCTCATTGACTTATGCTCAAGATTTACTGACTCAGGCAATAGAAATATCACGCGGCTCAGGCGTTGATTTAGAAACCGTTACAACAGATTTAGGTAACGCTTTTGTAGGTAATACAAAGGGTCTTAGAAAATACGCAACAGGATTGACCACAGCGCAACTCGCTGGCATGTCTTTTGAACAGATCATGACTACTCTTAACGGTCAGTTCGCTGGATCAAATGCTGCCTATTTAGCAACTTACGCTGGACAGATGGACGCACTTACTGTTGCTTCCGATAATGCTTCAGAGACAATCGGTAAAGGCTTACTTGAGTCACTTAACATTCTTGTTGGGGGAACCTCTAATAGCATTGGAACGGTTACAGATAGCATGTCAAGGTTGGCAGAAGGCTCAGCTAACTTCTTTGTCGGTCTTGCCAGTTACGTTCGCAAAATCTGGGATAACCCAATCTTTCAGAAACTAATAAAGGTAGCCGAGTTCTTTATTAAACGTTCGGCTGTTGGCTTAGTAATTTCTGCAATTGTTGAAGAAGGCAAAAAGTCTAGGACTGAAGAAACAACTCCTGAAATGACTGACGCGCAAAAGGCTTTTCTAGCAGAACAGAAGGCGCGCGCAGCAGCACAGGCAAAACTTATTCGTTCTCAAAAGGCTGCTGCTGAACTTGCCAAGAAAGCAGCAGCAGAAGAACTCAAGCGTAAAAAAGCAGGAAGCCTATTTGACATGGAGCAAATACAAATTATTGCTGCGCTAAAGGGTAATCTTTCAGAAGAAGATCGCAAGCGCGTTGAATTGCAGTTAGCCTTGGTTACTGGCAATACAACTCAAGCTACTAAACTTGCTGCTGAAATTGCTAGGTCTCAGGGATTGACTAAAGACTTGGTAGCCTATTACTCAGGCTTACCAGATGCTAAGAACCCATTTAGCGGTTGGATATTATCCCTAGAGTTAGCGGCTAAACTCGCTGGTGATATAGCAAGAGGTAACTATACTGTTGCAGCGCCTACGTACAACGCGGCTGTTCTAGATACTATTGCCAGCACTTACGGCGGAGCAGATGGCGGCATGGCAGGGTTCTCAGCTAGAGCCGATGCTTCTGGCAATGTAAATGTTTATATTGGCGGATCAGTAGTATCAGAAAACGATCTAGTAGAAGCAGTATCTAATGGCTTACTTAACCGATCATTATCAGGATCACCTTCTGCAATTGGCAGACTTAAAGGCTCGTTCGCAGGATGACCTTACCTGCCCAGATCAGCGTATCTTTTGACTTCTCTAGTGGAGCAACCTTTGGTTATCCGTTTACTATTGGCGATGTTAAATACGGCGTTCTAGGCACAGGCACTCTTGCTTCATCGACTACACCAGAACCAACTGTTGACTTAACTCCAGATGTTCGACAGATCAGGATCAATCGCGGTCGCAACATTATGCGCGATACCTATGAGGCTGGCAATTGCACAGTTCGCGTTCTTGATCCTCTGTCTTACTTTAATCCTCAAAATGCTTCATCGCCCTACTTTGGATTGCTAAGCCCACTACGCAAGCTGCGTGTCTCAGGAACGGTTGGCGGCGTTGGTTACTTTTTGTTCTCTGGCTACACAACCGAGTATCTCTATACCTATCCTCAAGGGCAAGAGACTGGCTATGTAGATATTGTCTGCTCGGATGCCTTCAGACTTATGCAGCAAGCGACAGTCACAACAGTTGCCAGCGCAACAGCAGGGCAAGACACAGGCACACGCATAGGCAAGATACTTGATCAGGTCTCATTTCCTGCCAATATGCGTACGGTCGATACTGGAAACACAACCTGTGTAGTCGATCCAGCAACAGCCAGAACTGCTTTAGATGCAGTAAAGAACGCAGAGTTTTCAGAGCAAGGTGCGTTTTATTTTAACCAAGAAGGCACAGCGATATTCCTAAACCGTAACAATGTGATCAAGAAGTATGGCGAGACTCCTATTGAGTTTAATCAATCTGGCGGCATTCCCTACACAAACCTAGTCTTTGCATTCGATGACAAGCTGATTATTAACTCTGCTGGTATGACTCGTGTAGGTGGCACAGAGCAGGTCTCAGAGAACGCAACCTCGATTGCCAAATACTTCCCACACCAACTTAACCAAACCAACCTAGTAGCACAAACAGATGCAGATACTCTAAACATTGCTAAAATCTATGTAGCAACTCGCCAAGAGACAACCATCCGCATAGATGCCATGACGGTCGATTTACTTGATCCAGATGTACCAACTGCAACAATGCTGGACTTGGATTACTTCTCAAATCTGAAGATAACAAATGTTCAACCTGATGGATCAACCATCATCAAGACTTTACAGGCTCAGGGACTTGCATGGGATATAACGCCAAACTCCATGAAAGTAACTGTCACGACTCTAGAACCTATCGTTGAAGGCTTCATCATAGGATCGGATGTATCAGGTATAATCGGCACTAACATAATGGCGTACTAGGAGATAAAATGGCAACAGGTTTTCCAGCAAGCACAGGCGATGTCCTAAGCGCGGCTATGTTCAATGGGCTAGTAGCGTTCACGCTCAACGCCCAGACAGGTACTACCTATACGACTGTTATTGCTGACTCGTATCAGACGCTAATCACCCAGAGCAACGCCTCTGCCAATGCGATAAAGATACCTACTAACGCTTCTGTGGCTCACCCTATTGGCACAGTAATAACTGTGTTAAACATTGGTGCAGGTGTCTGCACTATTTCAGCAGTCACAAGCGGCACAACAACAATCCTTTCAGCAGGTGCAACAGCAGCCGCTCCAACCCTTGCTCAATACAAATCAGCAGCCTGTATTAAGACTGGCACAGATGCTTGGTACGTTGTGGGGTCGCTACAGTAATGATTGGTAACACGATTGCTGGCACTTTAGGCATTTCTGGATTAGTTGCACCTACAACAGCAGATTATTTAGTTGTCGCAGGTGGCGGAGCAGGTGGTAGCGCAGGTGGCGGTGGCGGAGCTGGTGGTTTTAGAACTGCAACCGCTTTTACTCTCCCATCATCCTTTACCGTAACTATTGGTTCTGGCGGTGCTGGTGCTACAGGTAATGGCGGAGTTGGAAACCCCTCAGTATTTAGTTCAATCACATCGGCTGGTGGCGGTGGCGGCGGTCAATACAATACTGCTGGACTTGCTGGCGGTTCAGGCGGTGGCGGCGGTCGTGACGGTACTGGAAAATTAGGCGGAGCGGCTACACCTTCTGGTCAAGGTAATGCTGGCGGTAACTCAGGCGCAGGAAGTTTTTATTATGGCGGCGGCGGCGGTGGCGGAGCTTCTGCTGCTGGCGGAGTTGGTCTTGGCGGTTCAGCAGTTAGCGAACGCGGTGGTGCTGGTGGTAATGGTACTGCTAACTCATACTCTGGATCATCGGTTACTTACGCTGGCGGTGGCGGTGGTGGCGTTAACGGAAACACAAACGTTGCACTTGGCGGTTCAGGCGGCGGTGGTAATGGCGGTTCACCTACTCCGCCAGTAAACGGTACCGTTAACACAGGTGGCGGCGGCGGTGGCGATGGAACTGGAACTTTAGCAGGTGCTAATGGTGGATCAGGAATTGTGATTATTCGCTACCCAGACACAGCAGCAGCATTGACTTCTATCGGCGGTGGATTGACTTATACAACGACTACAACAGGCGGTTATCGTATTTACTCATTCACAGCAGGAACAGGAACGGTAACTGTCTAATGGCTCACTATGCATTCTTAGATGATAACTCGATTGTTACTGAAGTCATTGTTGGCAAAGATGAAACAGAACTTATTGAAGGTTTAGACCCTGAGACTTGGTATGGCAATTATCGAGGACAAAAGTGCCTTCGTACAAGTTATTCATCATCCATAAGATTTAACTACGCTGGAATTGGTTTTACCTATGATCCTATTGACGATGCCTTTATTGCTCCAATGCCATGTAATCACCCAGAATTATTGCTAAACGATCTAAAGCGATGGGAATGTTCTAATGTCGAGCATAAAACCAAGACTGAGTAAGGCTGCGATACAACTTCGTGAGCAATTCGATGACTGCTTCGGCGCTGATCGTGACCGCACCTCAGACGGTTGGATCGGTGATAGTAAGCACGCAAGTCGCAAGTCTGACCATAATCCTGATGAGCAGGGCTGGGTACGTGCCATCGACATTGACCGCGATCTATCGGGGAAGCCCAAGCCAGACATCATGCCCGATGTGGCAGATCAACTTCGTTCATTGGCAAAGTCTGATAAACGTATCTCGTACATCATCTTTGATGGCAAGATCGCATCCGCTAAAAGCCTATGGCGTTGGAGAGTTTACAAGGGCATTAACCAGCACCGCCATCATTGCCATATATCTTTCACTAGCAAAGGCGATCAAGACGGTTCGTTCTTTAATATCCCACTACTAGGAGCAACTAAATGAATATGAAGCACCCAGCAATAATCTCTATTGGCGCGTTCTTGGCTGTATGGGGTACAACCTCTAACTTTGCTCTCGACTATCGTGCAATCCTTGGCTCGATCGTTGCTGGCATTTTTGGTTATGCCACACCTAAAAAATGAACGCACAGGATTACGCTGCCATTGCAGTAGCGATCGTGACGGTTCTGGGTGGTGTAACTGCGATGCTCAGCTTCTTAGTCCGTCACTATTTAGCGGAGTTGAAGCCCAATAGCGGCTCATCCATGAAGGACGCTGTAAATCGTTTAGAGACACGCGTTGACAAAATCTACGAAATCCTCTGCGATAAGTCACAATAAAGTCATGGCTCGCAAAAAGGCAATTGACCTCGAAGCATACTCAATGCTGGATCAGTATTGCATTGGGCTAAATGAGTATTACAAATCACTACGCAGGGCTGGCTTTGATGTAGAGACTGCTCTTTGCATCCTGCTAGAACCTGCTACCTACCCAGCGACTATCCTTCCTGCACCTAATTGGTTGCCACAGCTTCCCTACTCCATCCCTTATGACGATGACGATGAGGACTAATAATGAAAAGAACTGTAATCGTTCCCGATCTACAAGTTCCCTATCATGACGAAGTAGCAGTAAGAAATGTTGCAGCTTTTATTAAGGCTTACCGCCCCGATAGCGTCATTACTCTGGGAGATGAAATCGATCTCCCACAAATCAGCCGATGGACAGAAGGAATGCCAGGTTGGTTTGAGCAGACCCTTGGAGATGATCGAGACCAAGCAGTAGAAGTCCTATGGTCTCTGGTCGAGCATTCTAAAGAAGCTCACATGATTAGGAGCAATCACACAGATCGCCTGTACAACGTGATCATGAAGAAGATACCTGCATTCCTAGCGTTGCCAGAGTTACGCTTTGAGAAGTTTCTTAAGCTGGATGAACTGGGCATTACCTATCACAAGAAGCCTTACGCCTTTCAGAAGGGCTGGGTGGCAGTTCATGGAGACGAGCAGGGCATTAACCCTAACGCAGGTCTCACAGCCCTTGGAGCGGCTCGTAGGCATGGTTTAAGCGTCATCTGTGGTCACACTCACAGAGCAGGGATGTCTGCCTTTACAGAGGCTTCTGGGGGCAAGATAGGGCGTATCCTGCGAGGCGTAGAAGGTGGGCATCTTATGGATGTTCGCAAGGCTGGCTACACGCGAGGCACTTTTAACTGGCAACAGGCGTTTGTGCTAGTTGAGGACACGCAAGTAACCCTGATTAACCTTGAAAAAGACGGCACATTTGTAGTGAATGGGCGCAGGTATGGACGATCTAGATAACGATGTAACTTGGTCGATAGATGACGCTATGGACGAGGGAGAATTGTTACCGTTTCGTTATCAAAGATACCGTCAATCTGTCTGATATTTATGCAACACTTATGTCAAGAAGCTGCGAAGGGCGCAGCAGAAGGGCAGTAAATGTCAACACTACAGTTAATACTAGTAGCAGGATCAATCCTCATATTCTTTATGGGGTACAAAATAGGTCACAGAGATGGCTACATCGTGGGGCGCAAGGCAGTACGCAAGTTTTACGAGCAGCGCGATCAGGTGAGAGCATGAAACATGCTGAAATCCTACAAAGTGCAACAGATTTATATCGAGAGCGCGGATTACATTATGGTCATCCAAGTGACAACATGGCAAGAGCAGCAAGATTACTCAGCGCCTACTTGGAAATGCCGATTGAGGATTATCAAGTGGCAGTCATCCTCTCGCTCGTTAAGATCGCAAGAAGCATCGAGGACAGTCAGCAGATTGACACATGGATCGACTCAGCTTCTTACCTTGCCATCGCTGGTCAGTTAGCAACAGAGGAGAACGAACTCTATGTATAAGTTAGATGATTACGAGACGGTAGCAATGTTAAACAAATGGTTTATAGAGAACTATCCGATGGGAAGGACAAACATTGAAATCACCTATCATGACGTTGAAAAGGGTTACATTACCTGCAAGGCAGAAGTTTATAGAGATGCTAATGACCCTTACCCTGCGACTTCTAATATCGCTCATGGGGTTAGGGATCAGTATATCCAGAATATGCGTAGATTTTACGCAGAGGATATTGCTTCATCAAGTCTTGGCAGA